AAATTAGTGCTATGGAACAAAGGCTTGGCACTAAACTGGATTCACAACATGGCATCTTAGTAGCTTTAATTGACAGAATAAGGTCGCTTGACAATGAAATTATTAGGCAAGATACTTTAATTAAGACTATTTTAGGAGTGCCGCAGCTGATTGATAGCAACAAGATCGCTAAGGCAGATAGAGATGACCAAAGAAAAGACTAATATAGACAAATTTTTTGACTGGCTTGTACCCTTAATTTTAGGAAGCGCCATACTATTTATCATATTTTTGTTTGCACCAAGAGCATTCTCTGATGAAATTAAGTTTCAATTCAAATCCCCATCCTTTAGTGGAGTAGGGACCTCAGCGCATTATTTAACGATTGAGAATCAAGAGTTTACTAGGAAGCAAGCTTTAGAAGCTGAAATAAAAGCACTCAAGGAAGAAGCTGAACGTGATGCAGAGAACACTACGTTAGCCCGTTTTTTGAAAAACTTCGAATCACGTATATATGCACAATTATCAAGACAACTGGTAGAGCAACTGTTTGGCGAAAACCCAGCAACTGAGGGTAGTTTTACTTTGTTTGACAACGTGATAACTTGGTATTCTGATGGAATTACTATTACACTAGAAATTTATAATGAAGCTACTGGCGAAACAACTTCTATTACTATCCCTATTGGGGACTTTGGTTTCTAGTTGCGCAACACACTTATCTTACGTTTCGCCCTGTCTAAAAAACCCTGACCAAGATTACAAAGACTTAGTAACCGTTATAGGTAAAGCTGAGTGTTTTTCTAAATCTGCCTTCATTAATGAGCCTATTACTGAAGAAATAAAAAATGTTAGGCCCGCTAAAAATGCCCCTGTAGTTGCAGTTTACAAATTCCAAGATTTAACAGGACAAAGAAAATCTATAGACGGTTATGCCAGCTTCTCGTCTGCGCTGACACAGGCACCAGAGGCTTACTTAATTAGAGCAATAAAACAATCTGGTTTTTTTCGTGTTGTTGAGAGGGTGGGCCTAGATCATCTTACCAAGGAAAGACAGTTAATAAGAACCACTAGAGATAAATTTGATGATGAAACTGAACAACTGCCACTATTGTTTGCTGGTATTATTTTTGAGGGTGGCATAATAGACTACAACACCAATCTTCTAACTGGCGGTATGGGTGCAAGATACCTTGGTATAGGTAACTCCAAACAATACAGAGAAGATACGGTCCTAGTTTCAATACGTGTAGTTTCGGTAAGTACAGGAGAAATTCTGATGGAAAATCTTACTACCAAAACTATTTTATCAGTTGGACTCTCTAACGACTTCTTTAGGTATATAGCCGATGGGACCAAGCTAATTGAGTTCGAAAGTGGTAACGCTATGAATGAAAGTAAATCTATTGCGTTGCAAGCAGCAATAGAAACTGGTATTGTTGATATTATAAAACAAGGTAGGGTGAAGAACTACTGGCAATACTACGGAGAATAAATGAGAATTTTGCTATTAGTTTTATCGTTAAGCTTATGGGGTGACAACGAAATATTTGTAAACCAAAGTGGCGCTAATGCTATATTAAAACTAGAACAGCTTGGAAGTGGCAACTTAATTGGTGGCACATCTGCTGTTTCAGGTACTATGACAGCTTTGGATCTGGATGGTCTGAATATGTCTTTAGAAATCAATCAGATTGGAAGTAACAACATCTTTAGATCAGATGCTTTTGATTCTGACTACGTAACAGGTCTATTTGATTTTCAGGGCGATGGCAATCAAATGGATATTTTAATGAATAGCGGTGGTTTGTATTCTGCAGACTACGCTAACTTTAACGTAGCTGTTTCTGGTGGGAGTAATGTATTTGATATAGAAATAGCAGAACTGGCAGATGCTTCTTACTTAGATTTAGATTGGATTATTGACGGTGATAGTAATGAGTTCGATTACGATATTGATTACGAAAACGCTGTTAATTATGTAGATATATTTGGTGACAGCAACTCGCTAACCTTTGCAGGTAGTGGGTATGCAGGCACTACTTCTGCGGACTCTGCATATTTTTATCTTGATTTGGATGGCAGTTCTAATACATTAACTGTAACGCAGGCTTCAACACTTGCTAGGGATTGGTTAAAAATTGAGTCTAATACGTCTAACGCTACTATTTGTATTGTTCAGAATGATGGTGGGACTTCCACTTCATGCTGACACTATTGGCGATATAACAGAATTAAGAGGATATGGGCAAATCTTACGAGATGAGCCCTTTCCTGCTGTCTTAGACTTTGACATAAATTCTTATGATGATGTCAGAACACGTGCTGGCAGAATCGCAATAACCTTTTTAGATGAATCTACTGTTCGGCTGACTGAACATTCTAAGTTAGTTATAGATGAATATATTTATGATCCTAACCCTAGTAAATCAAAAATGGCTCTTAAATTTGTTAGTGGGACCATACGTTTTGCTAGCGGCAACATTAATAAACTAGATAAGAAAAACATATCTCTCAAAACACCAACAGCTGATATAGCGGTTAGAGGTACAGACTTTACTTGTACCGTGGACGAGCTGGGCCGTTCTTTGATTATTTTGCTGCCAGATGAGTTTGGGGATGCTAGTGGCGAGATCATAGTTTCTACCGCAGCAGGCCAAGTTGTGTTAAACAAACCATATCAAGCTACAACTACTGATGTTTATGAAAGCAGTCCAACTAAACCAGTTACCTTGGATATAACATTAGATTTTATCGACAATATGTTGATTGTGTCGCCACCCAAGGAGCAATTTATAGAAGAGGAACAACAACAAACACAAACAACTGACTATCTAGATTTTACCGATCTAGATGTAGACTTTCTTGAAGAAGATTTATTAGAAGAGGACGCTACTTTTGATTTTACTGAACTTGATATAGATTTGTTAAACGTAAACTTCTTAGAGGACCTATTAGATGTTTTAGAAGTTTTGGATGAAGAACAAGAAGAAGATCAACTAGTAGATCGTGTTAGTGGTGTGCAGATCGTTGGCACTAATATAGGACAAGATACTGATACGCAAATAACTACTATCGTGCAGGGCAGCGAAATAAAACTAATTAGAAATGTAAACCAAAATGCTCAGTTAGTGTTAGATGGTGAAAACTCATATACTGTTATTTTTATACAAGATGGTGTTTCCAAGACTATCAAAATAAACGGAGCCTCTTCTTCTAGCATTACTATAATACAAAATTCAGGATGATACGTTTAGGTTTATTGGTAACAACAATACTGGCACTACCTTTGGTGCTACAGATGCCAGCTTTGGAAGTGCTAAAATTAAAAACTTTCGATACTTTTGTACAAGAGCAAAAACCCTCTGAATATTTTGTAGTATTGAATATAACCGAGGAGGACGTAAGAAACGAAGGCGGATGGCCCCTACCAAGAAAACGGCTAGCTGAGATTCATCACGAACTAGCCTTAAGGGGTGCTTTAGGTGCAGGCTGGGTCCTCAGTTTTGTAGACAGAGATCGTTTAGGTGGCGACTTTTACTTAGGTAAGACTTTTGACATTCGGGGCTTACCAACAGTTGTTGCCACCTTCCAATACGATAACGGTCAATATCCAGAACCAGTTGGTACAGTAGTTCTAGGTCAGGATGCGCCAGGCATACCGATTAGTGGATATTTACCAAACATCAGTGAAATATCCTCGGTGGTAGACGAAGGTCTGGTATCGGCACCTGTAGACCTAGATAATCTAGTAAGACGACTGCCCTTGCTTTTCAATATACCTAACGGCTGGGTCCCTAGCTTTGGTACCCAAGTGCTAAAAACTTTGGTGGGTGCAGATACATATATTATTAAGACTAACGAATATGGTTTAGAAGAAATACGTGTCCCTGGTATACCGCCAGTTAAGGTAGATGGCTTAGGCAGAAAATGGATTAGCTGGGTTGATACACCTAGCACCACTTTGTCAGAACTGGATGTTGAAAACAAATTTGTTTTTATTGGAGTAACAGCTAAAGGTGTCATGCCACAAGTCGCAACTCCTGTTGGATTGTTGGAGCCACATAAGATTCAAGCTGCTTTGGCAGAATCGATTCTATTAGAAAACAGTCCATACATCCCAGATTGGCATTTAGTGGCAGAAATCTTAATTTTTGGAATTTTTGTCTTTACCATTTGGCTTCTAACGAGTTTTTTAGGTGTTACCCTAGGCTTGGCATCAGCTGGAACTTTGTTTGTCTCTACGGGCTACCTAGGGCTTCATTTGATCAAAAAGGGCATTTTGTTGGATTTTACTTGGAGTTTGATAGGTGGTTTCATCTCAGCAGCCGTTGCTTTCTACTTAAACTTTAGAAAACAATACAAATTACGCCAACAAATCAAAAAACAGTTCGAACATTACTTGGACCCACGTCAGGTTAAAAAACTGCAAGACAATCCTGAGTCATTAGTGCTGGGTGGCGAACGCAGACAAGCAACTTTTTTATTTACTGACGTCAGGGGATTTACCGCTCTGTCAGAAAAACTAGAACCAGAGGAGGTAACAAAAATAATGAACCAAGTGCTAACGATTCAAGCAGATACTGTCAAACAATATGACGGTATGGTGGATAAATATATAGGTGACGCTATGATGGCTATCTTCAACGCACCTTTAGATGTCAAAGACCATGAGTTAGCAGCGGTTTTGTGTGCTAAAGAAATACAAGATAAAGTTAAGCTAGCCAACTTGGGGGTCGAGATTGGTGTTGGCATAAATACTGGTCCTGCCGTTATAGGTAATATGGGCTCAGAGACAAGGTTTGACTATACCGCCATAGGTGATGCCGTTAACCAAGCTGCCAGATATGAAAGTGCTACTAAAGAAGTAGGGGTCGACATTTTGATTGGTAGCACAACTGCGCATGGTGCCCCAGATGTTTGTAGTTACGTTAAAGATATTAGTGTCAAGGGAAAAACTAAAGCTTTGGCAGTCTATACAATATCAGACTGACCGCTTAGAATTGCAGCTCTTAGTGCCGGGTCATTAGATAATTGATTTGGTCGAGATAAATTGACAGCACTTATATCCGGTAAATCTATATTGAAGGATGGGGCAACATCCTGGGTTTGTGATTTCAAGTCAAATATTGCGTCTTGAACCTCTGGTCTGGCCTGTATATCTTCTATCTCTGCTTGTGTTTGTGCCACTGCCTGACTGCCAATATCGGAAAGCTCTACCCCTATCTGTCTTGGGGCAACCTGTCGTAAGTAGTTGCCAATAAAACTCATAATCATATTAAGAGCAGGCCGATCAGTTTTGGTTAAAGCCCGTACTATAGTTGGGTTTTTAAATATTGATTGCATAACACCTAATTGTATTACCACAGGTAAAAAAGCTAAATTTAAAGCATTTATAGCTACAGCTCCAGCTATTAGGGTTCCTGCACCACCGCCCTCTGCAGCAACTAGAACACCTAGTCTAGCTTGATATTCACGTAAAGCTTTGGTTACATCACGACCAAAAAAAGCGGTTAGTGACTCATCACCTATACTGTCTAAAGTAGTACGAAATACGTCTGGATTGAATACGTCACGAATATCATTAGCATCAGAATTTTTTATCATTTTTCTTATGATTGATCGCATGGCTTCTGTTTTCAAAGCCTCAGAGCCCTCAGGACCTACTACATCAAATACCTCTTTAATTTGGCTTGCATTACGTGGTGTTAGCAGCACATCTACCACATCTTCATCACTAGCGTTAGTTATGTCTCTAAATAATTGAGATTTTTTTAAATTAAAAACCTCTTCTTGGGCATCTAAATAACCTCGATACCCTTTTATTAAATCACTAGGATTATCAGACAATTTCATAAGAGCGTCCTCATCAATTTTGTATGTAATTTGTCCTAAATCTTTAATGAAACTTCTAACTTGTTTTGGGTTATCGAATAACTCATCTAGGGTAGAGCCATAGGAATCTAAACGTCTAGCCAATTTTGTTGCATCTATTGTGCCGTCAAAGTTTGAAGCTGCTTGTATTTCTTTCTTCAATAACTCGCCTCCTAATCTCTGCTTTATTATCAAGCCCTGTTCTGGATCTACGACGCTTTCTACTAAATCATCACTTGTTTTTCTAAAGCCTTGCAAAAAACTTTTCAAAAGTTCTGGACGGTCTTTTTTTACTATTAGTTCGAAAACTTGATCAATATCAAGTCCACCCGTTCTTTTGTAATCACTTAACAATTTTGTTACAAGTGGCACTTCAAACGCATCCATACCTGTTTTGTAAAATCTATTAGCATCTTTCAAAAGTCTGGTGCTAGCTAGTATTTTAGCTTTATCTGCCTCGCTTACACCTTCTTTGAAAAGACGTGTAGCTATTTCGCCACCTCTTGCTAAATCAGTTAGCATATCGTCAGCTTTTTCACCTAAAACACCAAGCTCTTTAGTCAGGGTTGATGGTAAAGAATTATTCGCTCTAGCTAGGGCACTAGTTTCTGCTTTAAACTTCATAAGCTGGGTAAAATTGATAAAATCATCCATTTCTGTAAGTGCTTTTATATCTTTCAAATCTTCTCCAGCATTTAAGCTTTTCTTTAGTATTTGGTTATTATTGATAAAATTATCTAACCTATCTTTAATAGGTTTGAAATTTATTACTTGAGCCTCTTCTCCAACTAGATTCACAAATCTAGAGACTTGTGGTGCAGAGCTGCCTATTACATCTCTTAAAAAAACATCATTTATGTCCATCAAAGCTTTATCAGAAATATTATCTAACACTTGATCAATTTCATTTGGTCTTATTCCAAGACGTTCGGAGATATGTGGGTTTTTTTGCAAAAACAAACGAAGGGTTGTGCCTTCTCTGAAAACTATATCTTTAATTGTTTGGTCTGCTAGAACTGCATCAAATGCCTCTTGAACCTCACGTATTGCGGCATTTTTTGATGTAGCTGTAAGTTCATCAAAAGTATCTTTTCTTTCTTTTCTAAGATATGCTTTTAATATATCTTGGCCATCCGAGTTTACAAATTTTTCGCCACGACGTAGCTGTTCTTGTATTACATTTGCATCTCTAGTTAACGTTTTAGGTTTAAAAATAGAACTTTGCACTTGGAAATATTGGTTTTCTGCAGCGTTCATAAAACTTTTATAAGATTGTGCTAAATTTTGTTGGACAAACTCTCCTGCCTGCCCTGTACCTGGCACTCCTGAAAGTGCCCCGGCGTTGATAGATTTGGCAG